AACAACTTATTTTAACATAATACGTGATTATTATAGTACAAAAGTGATATCAAAAATGTGATACTATACTCATATTTATTTTTTATAACTAATATACATTTTTTTTAGTTTCGGATTATAGTTGATATTCTTGGGTAATGATATAGACGGCACAGAAATAGTAGACCTGCCTGCACCTGCACCTGCCTCCTCCATAATACCGCGCGATATTTTTGCAGGCATGGGAACGGGTACTTGTTTTGGTGTTATAAATACTGTGTCTTCCAGGTTTAATGCGTTACCAGATGTTAATGCGGTTCTCTGAGTAAATCGGTTAACTTTTTCACCGCAGCATATATCTTTCAAAAGGTGTTTCCACTTATAGGTTGATTCCGAGTTGTTGTTGAGACAGTTTAATAGTAAATATGTAACCACGCCCGAAGCTTGTCCACCTAAAAACGCATCAGCACTGGTTTGTTCATCTTGACAACCACTAATACAGAATACTTCTCCTGCAGTTTTGTCGTAACGTTTAAACTCGTAGTTTGTTTGTTTCAAAGACCAGTCGTTTGGTACGTATTTTTCAGGTAATGTTGCAACACGACTTGTGAGATAACTAGCGTCGTCATATTTATATCTTAAGTCGCATCCTGTTCCGCTGTGACATGAGTCTAAGACTATATATAGGCGCACACCTTTTGGAACTAATGCTGCTAAGTTACTTCGAATAATATCGTCGCTTATAACCCCTGCGCGTGCGACATCTATGGGACAAATACAAGAATCGGATCCACTTTCTTCATCACGATTCGAATCTTGTGTTAAAGAACCGTGACCTGAATAATGAAACCACAGTTCGTCGCCAGATACAGCTCCTTGTAATAATGCCCTAAAACCGGTAAGTATATTTGAACGCGTCGGTTTTATGGTTGATGTATCCGTCATAACAATAAATGAGTTATATTTTCTAACTTTTTGCAGATAGGAACCCATATTATTTATATCGTTTATACAACCGTATAATTGATAGGGTGTTCCTGTGTAGTTAATACCTACTAGTAAAGCTCTTCGCATTATGTTATACTATAGTGCTATATAATATAGTGCTATATAATAATATTATATAAGTAAAAAATATATATAAAAATAAAACGTTAATAATACAAATAATAACAATACCGCTATTATTATCATAATTTATTTTACGTAAATAATATAACATGAATAATAGAAGAGTTTTAAAGAAGTATTTTAAAGAATTTATAAATATACTTGATACCAAAAGCGATTACTATATTTTAAACTATTATATGAATGAAATGAAGAAGGAACAAGGCGGTGCAGTAAGTAATGAAAAAGGTAATGAAAACGGTAATGAAAACGGTAATGAAAAAGGTAATGAAAACGGTAATAAAGAAAATACGAACTTTCCTGTGAGTGACGTAATATTTTCGAATCCCAATTCTATATTTGTTGCAAAAAACGCGGACCATATTCCTTTGCCGCCTCCACGAGATAACCCCGATAGTATTTATGGTGTTGGTGGTGGTGTTGGTGATGAGGCGAGTCGCGAATCAATAGGCGTAACAGATGCGAGAGATAATGCTAAAATCGACGAAATAAATATAGATATCGATGATAAAAATACTTGTTATATTAAAAACTGTAAAAATTGTAAGAACAGAATATCGTATAAAGTGAATAAGGTGAATATTAACGCGGAAATAAATAGTATTGGCGACTTAATTAGGTTGTGTAATGATTATAAACTCGCCGAAAATGTGGAGTATAATATTGATATGAAGTCTCTACACAAGATTAACGATGATTTAGTGGAGCTTAACAACATGATAGGTATGAAAACATTGAAGGAGAATATTGTAGACCAGTTATTATTTTATTTGCAGAATTTGCATGTATATAAAGATATGAGTACGAGTACGAGTAATGGAAATAAGCGCGCAAATGTAGAAACAGGTGATTTTTTGCACACTGTTATTTATGGTTCTCCGGGTACAGGCAAAACAGAAGTTGCGAAAATAATAGGAAGAATTTATGCGAACTTGGGTGTAATTAAAAGTAAACCAATGTCATTGTCTGATAAAAAGAAATCTTCGTCGTCATTGTCGCCATCGTGGTCATCATCGCGTCCAAAGTTTAAGAAAGTTACGCGTTCGGATTTAATAGCGGGTTATCTTGGTCAGACGGCATTAAAAACGAAGGATGTTATAAAGGATAGTTTAGGTGGGGTGTTATTCATCGACGAAGCGTATGCTCTAGGCAATACTGATAAGCGCGACAGTTTTGCAAAAGAGTGTATTGACGCATTATGTGAAGCATTAAGCGATAATAAAGATAGTTTTATGGTAATTATTGCTGGGTACGAGAAGGAATTGAACGAGTGTTTTTTTAGTTATAACGAGGGTCTTAATTCAAGATTTATATGGAGGTTCAAGGTGGATGATTATGAAGCGGAAGATTTGCGCAATATATTTGTAAAAAAGGCGCATGACTTTGGTTGGTTAGTGCATGAAGAGTTAAAAGTGGAATGGTTTGAAAACAATATGAAATATTTCAAATACTATGGTAGGGATATGGAGACGCTTTTTACGAAAACAAAAATAGCGCATAGTAGGCGTGTTTTTTGTAAACCAGAAGAAATGAAGAAAAAAATAATAATGAAGGATTTAGAAAATGGTTTTAAGTTATTTATTAAAAACGACGAAGTAAAAAATCGCGTCAATGATAGTGAATTAAAAATTCTTCAAAACATGTATTTATAGCGTATGTATTCGGTTTTATTCATAATAATATTTTATTTTTAAAATTATATTATGAGCGATCCTACTAAAAAAAGTATAGTAATTAATAAGTCATTTTTATCAGGAGGCGTTGGTTCAACTTCATCCAATACTCAAAATAAAAAGTCAAAAAAAAATACACGTAATATGTCAGAGGAAATTATTAAACCGAATAAGTTGAAAAAAATGTTACTTGATAAAATAAATGCAAAACGAAAAGCCGAACATACTTCACCTTCTAGTTCTCTTGGTATCAGCAGCGGTAGCAGTAGCAATAACAATAACACCAATACTTTAGACATATCAAAAGAGACCAAAATATTTAGTAGTGAATTTAAGAAGTCTCTTGATTTTTTAGATAGTTATATCGGTCAAAAAAAGACCGATAGGTATAACCAAAAAACGAAAACATTAAAAAAGCAGAGTCCGTCCTCCCCATCTACTAGTTTGAATAGTGATATTTTAAAATCTCTACATAGTAATAATATTACACCGAATACACATGCTTCGTATGCTTCATATGCTTCCCATCCCCCAAATAATATCAACCAGTCTCTTCCGCCACAGGGATACGTTACGCAACCTATACAGCACCAACAACAACGCATTGCCCCGCCCGTTGCCGCACCCGTTGCCCCGCCCGTTGCCGCACCCGTTGCCCCGCCCGTTGCCGCACCCTTGCATCGTCAACAACAGACCCCTCTTTTTCAAAAAATAGAACTGCAAATCCCTAATAAACCTACACACAGTATATCGCCAAATATACTACCGAATACGGTGCCAAAGATAAACCTTGCAATTGGTAAACCTGCGAATTCGACATTTGTTTATACCGAGTTGCCCCCCGAGTTACAGAATTTTACGCCTCCTGTTTATAATATTTCATCACCTTCTTTATCGTCATTGTCGGCGACGGAAGCACCCATGACGTTAGATTCGCTTCCTCAGTTAGATGTGTATAATAAACCTATAGGTGCTATAGACTCGAGAGAAATGTCGAAAATAGATTATAATAATTCGGAACTACTAGACATGGAAACAAGTATGGAAACAGGTATGGGAAATGACAAGGATTTGATGAATATGATAGAATCAAGTAGTACGTCATTATTTCCTACATCAACAACATTTTCTCCTATAAAATTATCCGATGATACTCCATATGGTTGTTTAAAAGATGGGAAAAAGCCTACTTTTAGAATGTATAACAAAACAATTAAAAATAATACTAGATTTTCCGACGACGAAAATAACCAGGATAGTACGTACTCTGAAAGGCAAACAAAGCTAAAAGAATTGAAAAATAAACATAATAAAAAGGCATCGACATTATCTAAAAATGGTAATACAGAAAACAAAAACGAAAACAAAAACGAAAACGAAAACGAAAACGAAAACGAAAACGAAAATAGGAACAGTCATAGTTTGAGAAAAACTAAAATAAGAAGACGTTTACGAAAAACAATAACTAAGAAATTTAAATTAGGTAAACAGGCGGGTAATATTGTAGGTGTGTGGATAAAAAATAATGATACTCGTAAAAATATACAAAAAGAACACGGGTTGTTAAAAAGTAAGCAACTAGGAGAAGTAAAAAAATATTTAGTAGAGAAAAATCTTATAAAAATAGGCTCTACTGCTCCGCCAGGTGTAATACGTAATATATACGAAGCATCTATGTTGTCAGGTGAAGTAGAGAATATAGGAAAGGGAATTGGTCTTCATAACTTTTTAGAAGATAAAAAGTCGTGGTAAGGCGTGGTAATGGACGTAGCGTATCAATAAATTGGAATATTTGCGAGTAATTTTCCTGTTTCTACTCCTTTGAAGCTGTTTCCATATTTATTAAGAGGTGGTGAGACGATTGCAATGCCCATAATTCCGGGTATAACAATCATGATAACACCGCCTACACCACTTTTAGCAGGGAAGTGTGTTGTGTCCCACCACTGCTCTGATTCATTATATAACCCGTGTTGAGCCATGTGGTCAACAATATAATCTACTTTTTCTTCCTCTAGTAGTTTCTTATGTGTTATAGGATTTGTCCCATTATTTGCCAATGTTGCAGCCATTACTGCTATATCTTTACTAGTAACCATTACCGAACACTGCTTTGTATATGATTTTAGTACAGTTTCAGGAACACCATAAAAACGGCGATAGGAAACAAGTTTATCAATAAGCAATTGATTATGATGGCTCGTTTTATATTCGGATAAATAAAGATGCTCGTTGACTTTAAGTTTTCTTCCTGCAAAATCCTCCATATTTTCTAAAATAATTTTGTTCATTACCTTTTCATTCGTATCCGGCGATTTTGTTTTATCATATAATAAACTTGTTGTTGCCATTGCTCCTGCATTCACAAATGAATTAATTGTATGGTTTTTTATCTCTAGTACATCTTTTATAGAATTGAACTCGCGTTTCTCATCCTTATCCCCTATACGGGAAATAAGTTTTTTTATACTATACATATTTAAAGCTAGAGCAAGTGTAAACACTTTTGATGCCGACTCTATACCAACTTCTGTTCGATAATCACCGAAATTCATTATTTCTCCCTTTACATTACAAACCGAAATTGCGTATATATTTGGATTAACCTTTTTTAGGTCAGGGATATAGTCAGCATTTTTCCCTTTTTGTTTTAGGTTTTTAATATTTTTGTATATTTTTTCTACATCTTTGTATTTGAAAGACATATACTACTACTACTTATAATACTTATACTATATATGTATAAAATAGTATTTTCAATGAAATATGTTTGTTTTTTATAAAATATCAATTTTGAATTATAGATTGGAATTTCGATTAATCTCACGCTTCTGTAATGACACACCTTTTTCATGAGGTCGATGATGTCTCAAGGATGAACCACAACGGAGAGAATCATCCAATCATAGGATGTTATAGATGTTACAGAAGCGTGAGATTAATCGAAATTCCAATCTATAATTCAAAATTGATATTTTACGCAACGTGTGAGCATACACCAGCATATATAATATATCAAATATAGTTAAAGACTTATTGAGTACCTTATATATCAACAAATATACAAATTAAAAGAACCGTAAAGGTTATTCTTTATAGATACGCATTCAGACAGATATACCCAAAATGTCTTTAATCACAACATACTTGAAATTAACAAAAGAATATTCTGATAAATATGGAGACAAAACCGTCATTTTAATGATGGTGGGTTCTTTTTATGAAATTTACGGCGAAAAAACTAGCAATATTGACGGTTCATTTTTGATTACAGGTAGCAAAATAGAAGAAATATCTAAACTATGCGATTTAACAATTGCGCAAAAAACCACGCAATATGTTATGGCTGGATTTACGTATACAAAAATAGATAAATATTTAAAAAAACTACAAGATGCAGGATATACTGCTGTCGTAATAACACAAGACCCGAATAATCCGAGTAATCGAAACGTAGAAGGGATATACTCTCCGGGTACATTTTTTAACCCTGATTCAGTAGAAATATCAAACAACTCTATGTGTATATGGATCGAACAAGTATCCTATATGAAAAATAAGTCGATTGTTGTCGGAATATCAAACGTCGATATATATACGGGACGTGTTACTATTTTTGAGTATACTACAGAAGATAAACACAACCCAACCACATATGATGAACTTGAAAGATATATTTCTACGTATAAACCGAGCGAGATTGTTATGATTACTAATTTTACCGAAAAAATACTAGACGATATTATAAACTATACTGGCATGTTGTGCAAGAATATACACAAGGTTATATTACCAGGAAGCAATGGCGAGGGTGGGTCATCGTCGTCATCGTCGTCATCGTCGTCGTCATCAAATTATTTAATAAGTAATGCGCGAAAATGCGAAAAACAAACCTATCAAAAAGAAATATTAAATAAATTTTATAAATTCAATATTATTGCATCATTTATAGAATACACAACACATTACGAATATGCAAGTCAAGCTTTTATTTTCCTACTACAGTTTCTTTATGAACATAACCCAAACCTAGTAAACAAAATACGCGAACCCGTTTTTGATAACAAAAGCGAACGCGTTATATTAGCAAATCATTCGTTAAAACAGTTAAATATTATAGACGACGATAGTTATAATGGAAAATATTCATCTGTTTCGAAATTTCTAAATAACTGTATTACGCCGATGGGGTCACGGCGGTTCAAAAATAAAATTCTGAACCCTATTTTTGATTGTAACAAATTAAATAAAGAATATGATATTACTGACTATATTATAAATAAGCGTGGTGATACGCTTATAACGGAGTGGCGTACAAATATGGGAGAACTAAAAGATATTGAAAAATTACACAGACAAATTATTCATAATAAAGTTACCCCTAGAAGTTTATATCATTTGTATAATAATATGACCACTATTTCTTCAATGTATGAAAAAATGAAAAGTGATAGTACGATAATGGCGTATATATCGTCGGAGCTTGAAAATAAAAAAGATAGTTATGATTTACAAGGAAGAACAGTGCCGGATATATCCGAGTTATGCAAAAAACTTCAATCCTATATTGAGACACATCTTGTATTGGAAAAATGTTTTACGATTGATAATCTTAATTTCGAGGAAAATTTCATATGCCCGTTGGTTAGTGAAACATTAGATAATATTGTATATGATTACGAAAACTCTTACATAGAATTACAGACAATTCAGAGTTATTTGTGTGATGTAGTATCATCGTGCGAGAAAGTTTCAAAAACCGAAAAAAAATATGAATATGTGAAAATACACGATACAGAAAAAATGGGATATAGTTTAATAACAACAAAACGCAGAGCAAAGTTACTCGAAGAACAGTTAAAAAAACAAATAAAATCCAGCAATGCAAACTCTGCAAACTCTGCAAAAACAGAAGTACCGATACAATATGAAACATATAAAAAAGAGTCAAACATTATACGTGTAGAATTATCTGGAATAACATACCCAGTTGCAACGGGAAGCAATTCATCAATTCAATCTACACAAATTGACAAAATATGTAGTACAATTATAAAATCAAAACAAAAAATGCGCATTGTTATAGAAAACATTTTTACTGAGTTTATTAAAAATATACAAAACAACTTTGAAACAGATATTCAAATTATAGTTGATATGGTAACTATGATTGATGTTGTACAAAATCAGGTATACATTGCCTTGAAAAATAAATACTGCAAACCTGTTATAAAAAAACTGGCAAAGACTAAGGCAAATGCGAACGCGAGCGACGACTCATTTGTAAATGCGCGCGACTTGAGACACTGTCTTATTGAACACATCAACACGAATGAGTTATATGTTACAAATGATATCGAGTTGGGAAATACTACTGAACAAAATGGGATACTATTGTATGGGACAAAC